AAGCTGTTACTTTGAAGAAAGCACCATTCAGAATACCATCTAAAGATGATATGAAGAATGAAGGAGCAATGAAGCGTATTGCTACATCTCAGTCTAGTAAGCCTGATCGCATGGCCCCTGGCAAAGGTTTAGATACATTTAAAAAGAAACCACCTGAGAAAAATGAAGTCCTTGATAAAGATAAGGATCATATGAGCTATCGTCAGAAAGCTAAGTACTCAATGGACCGAGCTCGTAACTCTGCTACAGCTAAGATTGTACGTGGCAAGGGTGATGACATAGATAAAGAAAAGAATACTCTTCGTAAGAGATCAGCTGGTATGGCAATGTCAGATAGAAAAGGCGTTCGCCAATTCCGTAAATTCCACGGTTACGATAAGAAGAAATAATATGCCTAAGACACTTAACCCAGATCAAATAGCAATGCTTGACAAAGAAGTACAAAAGCTTGATAAAAGTCTTAAAGATAAAGATAAAGAAAAAGCAATGGGTATGCTCATGAAAAAAGTTGGTATCAAAGAATCTGACCTCGATGAATTATCATTGAGCATGAAGCATATCACAAAGACTGGGATTAATAAGAACGTTGGTGTAGATAAAGATAAACTCAAAATGAGTTTAAAAGATCTACGTAAAAAACTTGATAAGAAAAAGACTGAAGATAGAGACTCAAAACCTATTAGTACATCTAAAAAGAGCGGTAACTTTCTATCGACTAAAGACGGCGCTGGTATGACTAAAAAGGGAGTCGCAGCTTTCCGTGCAAAAAACCCTGGAAGTAAACTACAAACAGCAGTAACCGGTAAAGTAAAACGCGGTAGTAAGGATGCAAAGAGACGTAAGTCTTTTTGTGCACGATCACGGGGTTGGACAGGTGAGAGAGGTAAGGCTGCACGAAGAAGGTGGAAGTGCTAATGGCCGAGTCAACTAGTAAGCGATTAGATCGCATAGAAGAAAAATTAGATAAGCTAGGTGAAGCACTTGTTGCTATTGCTAGGTTTGAAGAAAAGATGGATGCTTATAACGAGTATCGACAAAACTCATGGGAACGTATGAATAAGTTTTCAGAGAAGTTAGATCACATAGAAAGTACAGTAGCTGATAATGCACGTACTATCGCTGTTATAAATAAATTATTCTGGATTGCCATAGTGGCAGCCGTCGGCGCCATAGCCGCCCAAATATGGATGTAAAGGAAGGAACCAATGGAAAATAAAAAATATATCGAAAGCATTGGGCAGGCTTACCAGCAAGTCCAAGAAAAATTAAAAGGTGGTCAGAAGAAATTAGACAAAGACGGAGATGGTGACATCGACGGAACTGATTTCGCTATGATGCGCAAAAAGAAAAAGATGGACGAAGGTAAAGTCGAATGTCCAAAATGTAAAGGTGAAGGATGCGATCATTGTGATGGCAAAGGCTATCATATGCAAAAAGATGAGCAAGGCGATTGCTCTACAGGTCGCAAGACACGTAAAGAAGATGAAGAGATTGTTATGAACCCAAAGAAGAAAAAAGAAAAAGGTGAAAAGGCAACTAATGCTGACAGCAACATGGCTCAAGAAGATACTAAGTGGCCAATCTATCAGCGAATCATGGAAAAGAATGTCGTGAATCAGAATGCCGTTCCACCTCAACCTATGATTCCTGCTGAAAAGCAATTAAAAGATCATGAAGGCGAAACTGTAAATCAAAGTCAAGATCATATCTCTGCAGCCGCTGCTCAGTGGATTAAAGATCATGAAGGTAATCAAGTACCTGATGATGCAGTTGACCATGAAAAGGTTGTTGCTAAAAACAAAGCAGATCAAATGAGAACTGTGCCTAATCAGGCAAAAGATGAAGTTAATAAAAAGGCTGCTAAAGCCGAAACTATGAAAAAAGTAGAGGAAAAATAATGATATCAGGACCAAGCGATTGCGTACCCACGCTACGAGGGTGGATGCGGGAAGATGGTCGGATTATGGTGCGTTGGGATTTTACTCAAGAAGAGATTGATGAGTGGACAGCAGCGCAAGGTGGACAAATGTTGACCGAAGCAGATCCGGCTCCAGAACCAACACTCGAAACATTAAACGAAGGTGATCTAGAAGGCATGACTAAAGTGGAATTAGAAGCACTTGGTCGTGAAAATGGTGTCGAACTAGACCGTCGTAAAAACAAATCTACGTTAATAAATACAATGAAAGGTATTTTGAAAAAGACGTAGAAAATGAAAATTGAATTAAATGATGCGAACTTGTTCCTATATGCGGCCAAGAATTATTACAGTCCATTAGGAATAGATGCTGAAGAGTTTAACGAGGACCTTAACAGGTTTAAATACATCAAGCGGTTAGTTAACCGATATTTAGAAACAGGTCAGTTATCTGATCGCTTGATACTAAATCATATTATAGTTATCTTTAACGTATTTGGCATCGAAGCAGCCCTGAATATTTTGTTATACAAAATGAATACTGAACAACTAGAAGTTATCAAGCCATTTCTGGTATTCCTCAGACATATAACGGATACTCAGATGGTAGAAATAAAAATGGATAAGACTGCAATTGAAGCGTTAAGGAAAATCTAAATGACGATACTATCACGCGCCGGTGATCTGGTGTATACCCTTAGATTTCTAAAACTTTTAACGACTTCGTTCAATAAGACTAAGGCGTTCAAGATGGGTCTTATTGATGCTAAGGGTAAAAAACTAAGAAGCCCTGAAACGACAGATGAAAAAGCAGCATATACATTATTTCATAGACTAGTTTATAATATAAAGAAATTAATACCAGGCGGAAAAATTGGTTCCTTAGCTTCCGCTCTGTTCTTATTAAAAGAAAAGTATGGCGTAAACCCTGAGAGAGCTCTCGAAGAATCAGGTATCGATCCATTAGATCTGATTAATGAAAACTCTCAGTGGTTTATGCTAGACGAAAAACAAATATCACCAGGTGTTTATCATATATTAAATGATAAAATACTAAACGAATCACATGAAGAACTAGTCAAAAGAAAAGATAAGATTCGTATTTTAGATGATTGCTTTCCAGTTGGAGACGTGAATGGACTGGATATCTATGAAGGTGTACATCAGCGTACTCAAAGAAAAATCTATTTTACTGTTTCGGAGATATCGAAATGAAATTAAATTTAATTCAAATAGGTAAAAAAAAGAAAAAAGATGATGAGGTGCAAGAAGATGCTCCTACTAATTCAGTAGCTCACGGTGGAGTAGACCTAGCACCACATGCACGCAAAGCTTTCAAACCTATCAATGTAACTGATAGACGCTCAAAGAAAAGGACAGTCTTACTAAAACGTTTTAGAGACTATATACATCAACAAAATGGCTAAGATTTATTTATTTTTTATTATTGTTTCTTTACTCGGTGGCGTAGGCTATGGTGGTTATAGCTATTACCTATGGTCACAAGAAACAATGAACACATTGAGAGAGAACAACGTAAAGTTGAAAAATGCAGCCGAGACATTACAGAATACTGTAAATACTATGAAGGCTGATGCTGAGAAGAACGAAAAACTTAATAGAGATTTATCAAAGAGACTACAACAATCAAATGAACATTTGAATAAATTACGTGGCGTCTTTGCTAAAATTGATTTGACTATGGAGGCATTAACAAATGCACAAGGACTCGAAGATAGAATTGACAACGCAGTTGAAAAGCTCATCAATCGTATCGAAAACGAAACTACCCCTCCTTCTGATGAGCCCGCTGATACTAGCGGGGTGTCTGGGGAGGACAGTGGAGCCGGAGGTAGTGGTAACGACTGAGTACGTTGAGAAGAGTATCCCTGTTCAAGAACGTCCTGCTAAAGTTGAAATGCCACCCGTTGACTGGTTTGTCATTACAGAAGAAAACCTAGAAGAGAAACTTGCCGAGGTTCGTGAGAAAACCGGCAACGTAGTCTTTATTGCTATTACACCTAAGGGTTATGAGAACCTTGCCATAGGCATTGGCGATCTACGTCGTTACATTAAGCAACAACAATCTATCATTGCATATTACGAAGAAGCTGTAACACCTACCGAACCTGAACCGGTAGAAGAAGAAAAAGAATAAAATTTTTTTTACAAAATAATGTATATTTTTTTTCAAAACAGCTAGATTTAGCTGTTTACAAGATTTGCAATCTGATATATAATATCACATAATCAAAAACAATTAAACCTGGAATGCCGCTTAATCGGCCGATTTTGCGGGGGCAATTCCTTATGCTTAGATGGAGTATCGCATGCTATTTCAAGAACAGATCGCACGCAAACCAGATCTCTATCCGTGGACGAAGCAGTTCATCGATGCAATCTGGAAAGGGTTCTGGACACCCGACGAATTTAATTTCCGTTCAGACTATTCTCAATTTAAAACAGACTTAACTAAACAAGAACAAGAAGTAATAGTAAAGACTATGTCTGCTATTGGACAGATTGAGATTGCGGTGAAAAGTTTTTGGGCAGACGTTGGTAAACATTTACCTCACCCATCAATTAAAGATCTTGGTTATGCCATGGCTAACTCAGAAGTTATCCATAATTTGGCATACGAAAAGATTTTAGAAGTATTGCATTTAACACATGTATTCGAAGAGAACCTAAACGAAAAGGTGATCCGTGGGCGTGTGGACTACCTACGTAAATATCTTGAGAAGCATTACGAAGATGACAAGAAGCAATACGTCTATTCTATTATTCTATTCACATTGTTCGTTGAGAACGTAAGTCTATTCAGTCAGTTTTATATCATCATGCATATGAACCGTAATAAAGCTGTCATGAAAGACTGTGCTCAACAAGTACAATATACACGTAATGAAGAAATGTTACATGCTCAAGTTGGCATCAAACTAATTCAGACATTACGTGAAGAATATCCTGAGCTATTCGATCAAGAACTTCAGGATCGCATTCAACATGAGTGTATTGAATCACTAAAAGCCGAAAGCAAAGTAATTGACTGGATCATGGGAGATTATGAGGTTGATGGTTTAAGTGCACCTATTTTGAAATCATTCATTGCCAAGCGTATGGCGGATTCGCTAGACCAAATTGGCTTTGACAATAGTGAGATTGTATATGATCAGGCACACATAGATAAAACGTTCTGGTTTGATGAAGAACTATATGGTGCCAACATGACTGACTTCTTTCAGAAGCGTCCTGTTGAATATGCAAAAGGTCAAGGTATATCTGCTGACGACTTATTTTAAGGAAATATTATGGAAGACTTTTTTTGGCTCAACGATGACTCGCGCACTTTTCTCAGCCGCGGGTACATCGATGGCGGGAAGACCGCCGAAGAACGTATTAGAGATATTGGTGAAGCGGCCGCTGATATCTTAAACGATTATGACTTTGCAGACAAATTCTGCACATACATGGCAAGAGGTTATTACTCATTATCTAGTCCGGTATGGTCAAACTTTGGTACAACAAAAGGTTTACCTATCTCATGTAATGGAGTTTATGTAGAAGATCGAATGGAATCGATCCTAGGCAAAACTGCTGAGATTGGTATGCAAACAAAAATGGGTGCTGGTACATC